CCATTGATGAATTAAGGGAAACAATAAATTTATTGAATTGAACTAATAACAAGTTAGTAACACAAAAACCCCCAAACACCCATTTTCAGGGCATTTGGGGGTTTTATAAATTCATTATATCATAAATAAGTTCAATTTTCAAGATGTTACAGTGCTTTATTTTCAATACTTTGACCAAAATTTGAACTTTCTGAAACTATTCAAAATCAAGGTGGTTAGTATCAAATTAGTAACAGGTTAGTAACATCATCTTTTTTCACAAAAATCAAGGGAAATCCAACCTGCACCGGACTTCAATTTTCCCCATCCTTTTGTTGAACCTTTTCCTTTCTTTTCTTCAACAATAGTGTAAACACCTTTGTTTCTGATAACACCTGCCACATTGAAGTTTGTTCCTGCACCCCTTCTGATATTCAGTGCAGATGCAGTGACTTTGACAAGATAAGGTTTGAAAGGTTCAGGTGCAGAAGTTGTTTCAACACCAAGTCTTTTGTTGACTTCTGCAACAATTTCATCATGTCTTTCATAAAGGTAATCACCGGGGCAAGACTTGTTTGCAAAATCTCTGTGAACAGTCAGATTGCATCCGTTTTTGTGATTCACTCTGTCAGACTTATTGGTTGACCAAACCAATTTCTTGATTTTATTTCTTTTGCAGATGTCAGTCACAAGGTCAAGTAATGCTGCAAATGCCTTTTCATTGACCGCATAAGGTGATGTCATGTCACTTGCAACTTCAATTGTGACTGCTCTGTGGTCATTTGTTGCGGAAGAAGTACACCAAGACCTGTTCTTTTCTTCAACATACATTCCAATTCTGCCATCATAACCAATACCATAATTACAAGATGCCTGTCTGCTTTCCGGTGCAAATATACTTCCAAGTGTTTCAACAGAACACTGACCAACCACACAATGAATTGTAATGGTATCAATTGCATGATTTCTTTTGCCTGAATGGTTAGGACTTAACTTTGTATAACTTACCAAAGAACTGTTTGCCATTATTCATCTTCCCCCTTTCCGTCACCTTCACACATTGCATTGATGGTGTCTAAATCCACAACATCCCCTTCTTCATCATAGATGTAACCGGTTTCTTCGTCATAGTTCAGACCGCCAACATAAGGAAGGTCATCATCAATTTCATGATTGTAATATCTCAAATTCAATTCAGGTTTCTTTGCCATAATCATTCACCTTCACTTTCATCATGATTGGTGTTTGTCTTGTTTGCATCAACAAGACCTTCACCGATAATATAAGCAATAACGGATGCACCTGCCATGATAATACTTGTCACCTGTGTTGCAACTTCTTCACTTACACCAAAGGCAAGAATCATAGAAGTCACAAATGTGACAATTGCCATCCAAAACTTTCTGCTTGTCAGTTTAGATTTCCAATCAACTTTCATTTCAATTTTCCTTTCTTATTTGTGATATTGTTCAAGGTCACTGATTCTGTGATTTATGACCTTGATTTCTTCTTCTTCAACCGCATCAGCCTGTTCAAGTTTGTAAACTCTATCAATCACCTGATTGTGTTTTTCAACCTTCTTTTCAAGTTGTTCAATGCGATAATTGACCAATTTGGAATTTACAAGAATACCTGCAAATGTTGCAAGGAAACTTCCAAAGATGGACAATATTGAAACCAACACTTCTGATGTCACATCAAATCACCTGTTCCTTTCTCTAAAAACAAAACCGCCTGAAAGGCTCAAATTTGCCCTTCAAAGCGGTTTTATTATTTAGGGGTATAGTTTCATTCTTTTTGCCTTTTCTGCTGCCCTTGCGGTCATTCTGTTGCTAAATCACCACAATCAAGGTCAATCAGAACTTCTTTCACCTGTTCCTTGATTCTTGCAGGAACATCACCAAAGTTTTTCTTGCCCTTGATGATAAGTGTTGCATATACAACTGCCATGTCTTTCACATCCTTTCTGAACAGAATTGTCATGATAAACCAAAACATCAAGCATCACCATCCAAGATTGCCTGAACTTCATCCCTTAAATGTTCCGGAACATCATCAATTGTTTTTATGCCTTTTTTGATTAAATCTGCATAAACTTTTGCCATAATCAAGACACCTTCCTTTCTTAAATCATCAGTTCATAGACTTCACACAAGGCAATCTGTGTGTCAGTCAACTGTGTTTCAAGATTTGCATTTTTGTCATCAATGATTTTGATGTATTCATCTTTGGAATATCTCACCTGATTGAATTCATATTCAATATGGGTATCTTCTTCATGTGTGACTTCCACTTCCTGAATATTAGTGTTCAGATAAACACTGAAATCATCAATGACCTTTTCTTCCGGTTTGACTGTGCTTCTGATTCTGCCATAATCAATCATGATTTTCACCCTTTCCTTTGACATGATACAAATAATATGTTTCAGCATACTTTTCAAGCGGTTTCAAATACTTCTGTTGCAGTCTGTAACTGTCACACCATTTCAACCAACCTTTATATGAATTGATTGAACACCATTCTGAATATGTCAGTTCTTGACCTTTCAACCGCTTTTTGTTAAGGTTTAGCATCTTTCTTTTGAATTGTTTGCAAGTGTTTTTCCTTAACAAAGTATAGTTCAGAAAAGACCGATAACCCACAAAATCAATTCCCCTGTCAAAAGTAGGGAATATCTGCCAATTTTCCTTGATGGTCAATTTCAGATTGGTCCGAAAATATTCATCAATTTCCTTCCGCAGCTGATGCAGATATTCTTTTGATTCATGCAGGATTGTAATATCATCCATGTATCTGAAATAATGTTTCACCCCTTTGGTTTCTTTCAACCAATGGTCAAATGCAGAAAGATAAAAATTCCCACTGTATTGACTTAAATAATTTCCAATTGGGATTCCTGAATCACCCGGTGTTGAATCAATGATTTCATCAAGCAACCACAAAAGGTTATCATCTTTGAACAATCGTCTGTATTTCATTTTCAGGATTTCATGATTGATGGAAGGATAATATTGTTTTGCATCAATTTTCAAACAATACTGTGACCCTTTCACATCTGTATGCATTGCCTTCTGAACTTTGGACAGACAAAGGTGAATGCCCCTTCCGGGAATAGCAGAATAAGTGTCAGTGGTCAGATTCTTCAAAATGATTTCTTCAATCACTTGCAGAACCGCCCACTGACAAATTCTATCCGGGAAGTATGGCAATTTATAAATCAATCGTTTCTTTTTACCATCATTCTTGATAAAAGTCTGATATTCAGAAGTTTGGTATGTCTTATTGATAAGCATTTCTTGAAGTTTCCCCAAGTAATATTCAGGGTCAGCATCAACCATTTTAACTTCTTTATACCATCCTTTTCCTTTCTTTGCATTCTGATGTGCAAGTTTCAGATTATCCATAGAACATATTGCATCCCACAATGTGCAACTGTCATTGCCGATTGGGTGTATATGTCTTTTCATTTTTGGATTCCTCTTTGCATGCACTTTCAAACTGAATCTTCAAACGGATGAAACATCCTACCAATACAGTCTAAAATTGAATTTTTATATTTTGCCATGAGGCAGGGCAATCAGTTTCACAACATTTTTATTTTTTAATTGCATTTACTAAGTGACCGCTGATATTCCGATTACGATTACCGACACTATTATTCACATTCCAATAGAAAGCACCCGCATTACTGCCATTATTCCAATTACTGCCTAATTGGGTGATAAATAATGAATTTTTGTATCTTTATATCAAACCTGTGATTGCCCATGATTTTATTTTGAAATATTAAGATGCAGTTGGTACATACACCAAGCGACCGCCGATATCCCGATAACGATCACCGACACCATTAAGCACACTCCAACAGAAAGTACCCGCATAACCGCCATAATACCAACGACCGCCCAATCGGGCGATTCTGTAACCATTTAGGTTTGCGGTAACATAAGCATAGTCACCAACAGGAAGTGAAGATGTTCCACCGATTTCTGACGGAAGGAATAACCAATCATATTTCTGTGAATAACCAAATGCTTTGACATATCCATTTGCATTGCAAAGACAGAATCCTGCACCTTCATAGTTGTCTGTTCTCTTGCTCTCTGCAAAATTGAAGTCTGAACAGATGAAAGGTTGACCACCATTCATTGTTCCATCACCCCAAATGTTGATGCCATAGACGAATTTCCAAAGGTTGCCCCAAGGGTTTTCCATTCCCCTATATGTAACCGCTAATTTTCCGCTTGTTGTGTAAGGTGTTTGAGTTCCACCAATTTCATTGATGGTTTCAGTTGCCTGACCTGTCGCATTACCAAGTGCAGATGTTGAACCGGTCAAAGATGAACAGTTGTATGAACTGTTGTCAGTGATTGACACAATACCCTGACCAATAGCGGTCTGCATATTCAGCATAGCCATTTCAACAACCATCAAATATTGGTTTGCGGATGCTGCTTTGATGTTGTCTGAATGCCAACCAACACCCCTGTTCTTTGCTAATTGTTCAACATTCGGTCTTGTCAGATTCTGTGTCACACCGGATGCAGGTTTTGCACCGGCTATTGAACAGAACTTGTCAGATGAAAAATCTGCAACCTGTTCATCCAAAAGCAAATATGCACCTGTTCCATCAGCACCACCATTTGCATCATAAATTGAACCTTCAAATGCTGAAAGAAGGATATAATCAACTTCATTTCCGTTTTCATCAAAGAATGCCGGGTGAAGTGAGAATCCAACATGGGGGATGGAACTGACATAATAGTTTGCTTTTCGCAGATGATAACCAAGTCCAGTTTCTTGCTTTTCATAGATGACCGGAACAGTCATATAATAGAATTTTGGTTGATACACCATAACCTGACCCATTGAACCATCTTCTGCATAATCAGCATCACCATAATATGCAACAATAGTTCCATCATCAGCAACATTGCATCTTTTTCTGCCCCCAAACATTGGGAAGGCATCAAAATCTGCACCCTTGCTGAAACCAACTGCTGCACCAAGTCTTTCAAAAGTATTGTTGGTATAGTCAATTGATACACCAAGGATTGTTTCATCTTCTAACAGACCAAGTGTTGCTTTCAGGTCAGTAACACCAACCAAGATTTCTTTGCTATTGAAATTTTCACTTCTTAACTGTGAAAGATTGGATTCTGCACTGACATTTTCAGCAGATAAAGTTTTCAGAACTTCATTTGCAGTTGAAACAGATGCATCCAAGTTTGTTTTTGCAGTTTCAGCATTATTGATGACAGATGCAAGGTTTGCTTTGATTGTATCTGCATTATTGATGACAGTCTGCAATTGACTTTTTGCAGTATTTGCAGTTGAAACAAGTTCATCAAGATTCAGTTTCAATGTGTTAGCTGCACCAATTGCAGTGTTCAAGTTGGAAAGTGCAGTTTCAGCAGAAACCCTTGCAGCATCCAAATTTGTTTTTGAAGTGTTTGCAGTTGAAGTTGATGTTTCCAATTTACTTCTTGCAGTATCTGCATCAGTGATGGTATTCTCTGCATTTTCAATGGTTGTATTCAACGCATCTTTCACCTGATTTGCAGTATCAGTCACACCCACAAGGTTTGTTTTAGAAGTTTCAGCATCTGAAATTGCTTCTTCAAGATTTGTTTTTGCAATGTTTCCGGTGTTGATAGTTGATTCAAGTGCAATTTTGAATTCTTCTGCACTCTGAACATCTTCACCAAATTCTTCAATCAACCTTTCAATTTCAGTCTTGTCAGCAGTGATTTGGTCTTTGATGTCCTGATAACTGTTGTTATCATCATTGACCTTTTCCAATGCACCAACAATGGAATCCCTGACTTCTTCACCATACACTGCATTTTTGATTTGGTCAGTATAATGTTTAATATCAGCCATTGTTTTCACCTTCCTTTTCCTGCTCTGTTGCATTTAATTTTGCATAATCACTTGCCAATTCAGCATTCTTCTGTTGTCTGACATCAGCAAGGATTCCGGTCAAAATGGAATCAACAAGGAACATGGGAAGTTTGAATTTCTCATTCACCTGATTGATTGCCATGATATAACCCTTCTTTGATTCTTCCATTGCCACTGACAATGGGATGTTCATTTCTTTCTGCTCTGCCATTTTACATCACACCTTTCTTTTCGCATATTTATATGATTTTGATGGTTCTTTGTGGTTTTCTGACACAATTGGTTCTGTCATTGATGTGTTGATTGTAAATGCCTTTTTATCAACATATTCCATGTCATCAACCCAAGTGGTTTCAGATTCAGTGTCATCACCATCAAGTGACATCAATGCCATTGGTGGACTGACAATTGATTTCAATTCCTGAATTGCTTTGATAAGATATGGAATCAGTTCCAAGAATCTGATGCTTTTTACATCAGATTTTTCATTGGTTTTGACCATTTCCGGAAGAACCATTTCAAGTTGTTGTGCAATCATACCAACATCAATGTGTTTTCCTGATTCAATCCAATCAAATGACTTCAATTCAATTTTGTCCAACACTTCAAGTGCATTGACCTGTGTATCAACAATGTTGGTTTTCAATCTTGAATCAGATTCATGCAAAATATCATAATAATGCATATCTAAATCAGAATAAAAGTTAATATCAACATTGTTATATATACAAAATTCACCATCACCAATTCCAACATAAGAAGTGTATCTTGAATTGTTTGCACAAATATAAAACATTCCATCTGTTGCAATGCCACAATCATAATCATTGAACCACATCAGTCTTGAATCTTCACTGATGTAAAGATTACCCCATGTATATGTTGGACATTCAAAATGCAACCCTTCTTCATAACCTGTTGCATTTGAATTGTGATATGCAAGTTTTGTTGCATAGTAACCATAATCTTCATTCCAAACTGACCATGACATCCAACCTGCATCTTCTTCAAGATTAAAAACCAATCCACGATATTCCGGCAATTCTTCCCAATAAGAAGTTCCAAGCATACCAATCATTTCACCATTGGTGTAAAAAGTCTGACCATAAGGGTGTAATGACATCAGAATATCATCATTATAGTCATAAATATTCAATTCACCATATTCAATTTGAACATAGGTTGAAATTTTATTCCAAGCAATTTTGACACCATAGGCATTTTGTTGAAGTGTAGATGAAAAATCACTTGTGTTCAATTTCTTATTGACCTGTGAAGTGATTGCATCTGTTGTCACTTTGATTTGTGCAGATGTGGAATAATTCTTCAATCTGTTGTCAGTATAGGTTTGAGAAGTCTGTTGAGCAGACAAAAGAACCGCATCCTTGGTTGTTGTGATTCTTGTTTCAACTTCTGATTTGGTGTAGTAGGTTTTCAACTTTTCATCTGTTGCTGCATTTGCATTGGATTCAGCAAGTTCAATTGCAGTTTCAACAGATGTCTTGTAACCTGCATCAAGTTTTTCAGCAGTGATTGAACCTGCAACAATTCTTTCACCAACAATCTGACCATCCATTGTGATTGCCAAATTATATTTGCCATTGTAACCTGTTGAAGAATAACCAAGTCCATTCAGATTCCACCGCCAAAGTTTTTTTGCAGTGCTGATGTCATCTGTGTCCATGATAAGTTGTTCATTCGCAGTGGTCACCACATGACCATGTGTTGCGGTCTGAATCAATTCACTTGCATTTTCCTGTGCTTCTTTCAAAATATCACTTTTTGAAGGAATGTTTTGAACCTTTTCCATGATTTCTGCATTTGCAGATTGTGATGTATTGGTCATTGTTTTGACTTTATCTTGACCAAGTTTTAATCTGTTACTTTCCGGTGCATCAAGTGCAATTTCCATTTCTGTGACCGGGAACAATTGGTCAAGTCCATGTGGTTCAGACCTAACCCTGACATAGTTCAAAATGTTGATTTTGTCAATGTCAACATCCAAATCATGAAGGTCAACTGCACTGACATCAAGTGTCATGTTCTCATATTGAACTTCATTCAGGTATTCTTGACCTTTTTTCAGAAGATTTTCAGCAACATGAACATCATCAAATTCCACCGTTTTGAAAATCCAACCATAAAGGTCAACCGCCTTCTGATTATAAACAAAATCACAACCATTGTTGACTGATGCAATGGTCAATCTTTCTTCAAGTGCTTCAATTGTGCTTTCTTCCAATTTTGCACCCAAAGGAATGATTGCAGTTGCAATGTCACCTGTGGTTGTGTTGTCACTGTAATCAAGAAGATTTTTGCCAAATTCAATGATTTGGTCACTTGTTTCCGGATAATCAGCAAGATAATCAATGTATCTGATGCCATTGACCTTTCTGATACGAATATGACCACCAAGTTTCTTGACCAACTTTTCATTGATGCAAGTCAGTGTGGTTTCATAATTGGTGTATCTGTAAAGTGAATCATTGGAATCCGTAACAGTAACAACACCAACCCTGAATTCTTTTGCAGAAACATAATCTTCCGGAACTTCTTTTGTGAAGTGCCAAAGAAGATTTGCATTGTTTTTATATGGATTGTGTGGTGTCTGAACATCTTCAATGTTTTTTGTTTCTGTGACTGTATATGAAGGAATACTTGTGACTTCTGTTGCAGTAATAGTCACCGGTTCCATTGTGATGTCAACAGAATCAATGCTAAAACCATAATAACTGTTGACACTTGAATCTGTATGCCACCACAACCAAAAGTCCAATGTTGGAAGAATTATGGTCTTATTTGCAAGGTCTGTTGCACTGAACTTTTCACTTCGGTATATTTTGCCATTATGCTGATAGTAAATATAAACATAGTCCCATGTTTTTGATTCACCTTTACAGTTCGCATTGAATTTGATTGCAATATTTCCTTCAAAGACCTGTGCATTGTGAATGTCAATCAAAGTTTGAAGAAATCCCCTGACTGTCATATCATGATATTCAGCAGGTCTTTGAATTGAATCCACCAAAATATTCAGTTCACCTTCACAATATTTTTCTTTCTGATTGTAAAAGTCACCATTGCTTTCCGTCATCCTTCCACAAAAGATTTCATCTTCATTGTGGAATACTTGGATGACGGATTTCAAAGGTTTTATGTCATTATAATGTGGATGTTTTGGGGTAATTCCAAAAGTGAAAGAACCTGCATCATTATCTTTTAGATGAACAATGGGGGATGTCAAAAGAAGGTCATCACTTCGCAAGTCATAGATGGGAACACCATCACATAAAACACGATATGCCATTATAATGAACCCCCCTTGTAGTCAATAGTCACTGTTCCATTTCCTGTGAATGAAACAATGTTTTCACCTTCTTGAAGTCTTATATCAAGAACAGTTGTTGTTCCAACAGGAAGGTTATATCTGACACCATTGAATGTCACTGTCATTGCAGCTGAACAGGTGAATGTTGGTGATACAACCTTTCTTCTGTTTATCAAGGTAACAGAAAGACTTCCTTCCACTGTGACCTTGTTGATGTAGATGATGCCATCCACAAAACTGAAAGTGTCCCACACCCAAGGTTCAGATGAAGAATATCTTTCAACCTTGTATGGTTCACAATCACAATCAACAACAATGGTTGCAGTTCTTTTGTTGGACTTGAACTGATTTACAGTGCATCTTCCTTCATAGTAATAGTTTCTATCCCAATCCATTACAATCTGAAATTTTCTGCCATGCAAATAGTTTGTCACTTCTGAAAGCACCGCAGCCCATGATGCCAAAGGGTCAATGACTGTGAATGTGAAAGACAATGTTCTGTTTTCATACTTCACATCATCAACTAACACATCAGTCAAATCAATGACCCCATCAGCACCCGGAACTTCAACTGTTTTCAATTTAGCAGCAGGAAGGGAAATTTCTTTGCTTGAAAGAATCAAGCCAAAATCATTGTAAGAATGTTTTGTTCCAAATGTAACACCATTCATGATTTATCCCCTTTCCTTCCGTTTGTAGATAATACCAAGTTGTCTGTCAATCTTTGGTGTAATCTTTGCAACCAATGTTCCATCATCCAACACCATTGGTTGTGCGAATTCAGGGAAGTATTGTTCAAGAATATCAAACAATTTACTGAACATCTGTTCAATAACCTGAATCAGACCACCATTCTGACTTGCAACCGCATCTGCAACATAACCTTGCAGAACATCAATTGGTGCAACTGCTTCTGCACCTGCTTCACCACCAACCTTTGCTTTGCCTGTTGCCGGGTTAAAATCAAAGATTGTTGGTTTTGTTAAGATGCCACCTTCCTTGTACCATTCAAGACTGAATTTTGGAACAGAAGGGGGATTCAAACTGAATTTTCCTGTGATTTTTGGATGTGGAAGTTTCAGTTTAGGAAGTGACCATGAGAAGTTGAACTTGGATTTGATGGTTTCAATTGCATTGTGGACAACATTTTTCACACTGTCAAAAATGCTTGAAAACTTGTCTTTGATGGCATTCAACTTTCCACCGGTTAGATTATTGATGAAATCAAATCCTGCGGTGAAGTAACCCTTCACACCTTCAATTGCAGCTGATGCAATTCCTTTGATTCCACCACCATTTTCTTCAAATGCTTGTTTCATATTTGACAATTTTTCAGAAACAACATCTTTTGCAGATTGCATCACATTTGACATTGTGTCCTTCACTGCATTGAACTTTTCTGAAATGTTGTCCTTGATGTTTCCACCAATTTCAACCGCCTTGTCTTTCAATGCAGAAAACTTTTCTGAAACTTTGTCTTTGATATTGCCCCAAAGTTCACCTGCTTTGTCTTTCAATGCAGAAAACTTTTCAACAACACCATCTTTCAAATCACCTGCTTTTTCCTTTACTGTTTGCCATCCACCTTTCAAGGTTTCACCAAAGTTGGTGATTTTTTCCCATGCACCCTTGACAAAATCAACAACACCACCAATGACAGTTTTGATACCTTCAAGACAAGGTTGAAGAATTGCAACAATAGTGTTCACAATAGCGGTGATGACTGTAATCAATGGGGGCAAGATTACATTTAACAACTGCACCAAAGGTTCAAGCAAAATCAACAGAACATCAATGATGGGTTGTAACAATCCCAAAATGGGTTCAAGTAATGGCAAAAGCGGTTCAATCAAACTAATCAGCAATGGCAAAATCATTTCCACAATCTGCACAATTGGGGGCAATAACATTGTCAACAGATTAGTGATGACCGGTAAAATTGCATTGACAATATTAGTCAATGGGGGCAATAGGGTTTCAATCAAACCAATCAGGATTGGGAAGATTTGTTCAACCAAATCCATCAATGGGGGCAACATTGAATCAAGCATTGTTGTCAAGACCGGACCTATTCTTTCAATCAAACCTTGAATTGTAGGCATTGCCTTTTGTATGTAGTCAGAAACTTTTGTGACAATAGGCATCAATGCACCACCCAATTGTGTGATAATTGACTGAAATGCCCTTTTGGTTTGGTCAAGTGAATCAGTCAGTTCAACACCATTGTCAATCAGTTCATCATCAAGAACAAGACCAAGTTCATGTGCCTGTTGTTTCATTTCTTCAATGGAACCGGATGCACCATTCAACAATGGCATCAACTCTGTTCCGGACCTTCCAAACAATTCTGTTGCAAGTCTTGCCTTTTCGGTCTGATTGTCCATGCCTTGCAGTGCAGCCATTGTTTCCCACATGACTTCTTCCTGTGACCTTAACTTTCCGGAAGAATCTGTGACAGAAACACCAAGTCTGTTGAATTGTTCCACATTGGTTGCAGTTCCTGATGCTGCACCATCCATTGCGGTTGTCAGTGACTTAATACCCATTTGCAAGGTTTCAACAGATGTTCCACTTTGCGAACAGATGAAATCAAGTTCCTGAAAAGCAGTTCTTGAAATACCAATCTTCTGTGACAGTTTGTCAACTCTATCAGCAGAAGATGCGGATGATTCTGCAAACTTCACCAATCCACCAACCGCAACTGTTGCACCACCAACAATGGCAGTTCCCCA